TAGAACATTACAATGAACATCACTTGACATTCTTTTATATCTATGATTATGAATACACATACTATAATTGTCAGAATACTCTTTTAACTTGACATATAATTGTATTTATGATTTAAGATGTGGTATAATAGAAGGAGGATAGATAAGATGTTACTATATAATGCTATTAATCATACTATTAGAGACATATAAAAACAACTGTTATTTACACACTATATTTTTATTCATTTAAAATTAATTATTTTTATTGTATAAAACCTCTTGTTTTTATCACTAATAAATGCTATAATAAATTATAGAGTTAAGAACAACAAAAACAAACAAAAGAAAGAAGGAAAATAACTATGAACTTTATCATCTTATTAGCATTCATCTTAATCTTATCAATTCTTTTCATCTTCACATTATCAGTATTATCAAAAAGAACTATCAAAGAAACAAAAGAAGTAGGTAACACAGTAAAACAAAATCTTAATTCTTATTCTGAAGAAATCAAAGCTCAACGTCAAGAATTAAAAGAATTAAATGCAATCATCAAAGCTAAACACCAAGAATTAGAAAACCTTAAAAACGCCGTTGAAGGCATGCACATTCGTAATAATTCATCAATTCCAGTTAACGTCGAAAACGTTCTTGATATCTACGAAACAAACGGAATCAAAATTTCTCTAGACATTATCGAAGAACTTTGTTACCTAAAATTAGATTCAGAAGAAATGATTTTTAACTTCATTGAAAAACAACGTAAATCTTGGAAGCTAGAAAACAGCAAGGGTGTCATTAAGGAGGTTATGTAAGTTGTTACGAGGTTCACTAAAAGTCATAGTATTAACATTAGCTTTATACTTAGTAGGGTATGGAATATCAGTTGCAATAGCTAGTACAATAAATTAGGAGGTATTAATATGAATAACAATTTCATGGATTCGTTCAATCTTGGTGAACAAGAAAGACAAACAAAGGAAATGTATGAATTTCGTAAAGCATACTGTCAAGCAAACGGAATAGAATTTGTTGAAACTATAAATGAATCATCAAACTTTTCTATACCATCATGGTTAAAACATTTAGTTGGTGGAATGTTTACAGGTATTATAATTTTATCATTAATATATTTATGGTTCTTAATTGCATAGGAGGAAACAACATGATTACAGCAGAATTTATCAACTCAAAGAAGAAAGTTTACAGTATGGATTTTGACGGATTAGATTCATTCATTACATATTATTTCAATACATCACACGATACAAAGTTACACAATGTTATCAAAGGTAAAGAAATTATATTAGGAGGTAAAATATTATGACCGAAAACGAAAAATACCTCAAAGAACTTAAAGAAGTAAAAGATAAATACATGGTTTCAGATTTTCCAAAATATCTAAAACTAACTCAAGAAATCATTAATAAATATGAGTTCAATTATAACATTTCAACATTATATCCAAAGGAGAGAAACAAATGAAAAAAGTTAAATTTACAACAAATAACGGTATGGTTTATTACGAAGAATTTGAATCAACGTTTGAATTAGCAGAATATCTGGTTTTACATAAGGATATAATAAAACTTTATGAAATAATTAAACCCTCCAAATAGGAGGGCTTTTTTATTTATGTACGACTTAACTCGTACTTATATTTTATTTTATTTTTAAGTCTTATTTAAGTACGACTCACCAAAATCTATTGTACACCTAACTTATTAAACATATCGTAACCAGTAGTTCGCATAACTTGATTTTCAAATCTAAGATTTCCTTTTTGGAACACTCTTACAAGTCTAATTAAATCATAATTACTTCTATACGATGTAACAAGTTTTCTTCCTTCTATCATATCGTCTTTTGCTAAAACATAAATATCCTTACTTGACGGGTCATAGTTTTGTGACATAAACAATAATTGCTCATCTATATCATACCATAAACCCATAACCATACCTTTATGTACAATAGCATATTGAAATCTAGATTCTTTTGTACGTCTTTCAATAAATACATCACTATCATTTGTAAACTCATTATCTAATGACATATCACCATAGTTTGTACCACTAATCAATGAACCAAAACGAGTTTGTCTGCGTTGTTCACTAAAATCAATAGAATCTGGTACTTCGACTACTAAACTAGAATAAGAATTAAAACGTTTATTTACATCAGGAGTAATTCCAAAGTATAAGAAGTAGGGATTTACAATAGATACAGCATTCGATAAACATATACATCTCGTATTATTACGATTACGGAATACTGTATCCATTAAGTTTAACAGAGCTTCCACATCATTTGGAAGATAACCAGATTTATCTTTCTCACGTATAAATTCATCAAAGATAATCGTTTCAACATTTGGATAAGCATTTGACTTTTCTGTCTGCCATGAGCTTAACGGTATTGCCCATCCTGCTAACTGTCCATCTATATAAAATTCGCGTCCCTTCACCTCAAACTTTGTATCAGGAAACTCATTTGCAATATCATCGAAATAGTTTTTAATCTTTCTAAGTTCTGACTTATATCTACGTAAAAATACAAATTGCGCACCTGTTTTTAAGAATCTGTTAATGACATAGCGTTTCATGGAATAGGATTTCCCTATACCACGTGCGCCAATTACAAAGTTTAGTATTCTATTAAAGCTTAACATTTTATTAGGATTGTAGTATAAATTTTTATCCATTCCAATCCACTCCCTTTCTTTTATGTTTTGAACTTAATCTTTTAACGTTTTATTCAAACGAACCCCAGTAACTAACACGTTTCCCGTCTACAGTTTCACCTGTAGCAATATAAGCATATCCATTTTCTCTAGGCTGTCTAATCCAAACATATCCGTCCGCTTCATAACCGTATTTATCATACGTAACAGAATCGCCCACATTAAGTGTAGCAATAACCTCACCGTCTCGTGGTCTTGTTCTTAAATTGATAGTACGGTCAAGCGTAAATGTACCATCTTGAGAAGTAAACCACGAGTCATCGTATCCACTATCCACAATTGTTTCACATGAAACATTAGATAACATTAACTCTACTTCTTCATTTCTACGATTCTGTAAACCTTGATAAAAACGTCCACCTGCTTTATTAAATAACTTCATAATTCTGCCCGCTTCTTGCCAGTCACCAGAATTAATTGCATCTAATAAGTTTTGATTATTTCTAAAAATACCTGCACCTAGATTAAAAGCGAATGAACATAAAGCGTCATACTGATTTTGATTTAGTTCGCCTGTTATATCTTGATTAGGTAAACCCATATGAGAATTTAAATCTTCTTTTAAAATGTTGTGCGCTTCTCTTTCTCCACTCAAAACTTGACCACGATAAACACCTTTTGTATGACCGTAACCAATCGTCCATACACCGACAACATCTTGATATGCTTTTAAATAACAACCTTCCCATTTCTTTACTAAATTAACACCAGTATCTGAAACACTCATTTGATAAGCTTTCACTTCTCATCACTCTTTTCTATTTTATGGTTAAAATTCATTATATCAATGGAAGCCTTTAATTCTTTTATGATATTCGTATTTTCAGTTAATACTTTATTTGTAGTATTCATATAATACAATACCATAAATATAGGGAAACCAACCCTTGAAATCATATCAACTACATCCATTTCATCTCACCACTTCCATCCGTTTACTTGGTCACTCAATAACTGTTTTATATAATCATTCAATTTCCTGTTTTTATCGTCGCCCTCTGTAGTACCTTGTCCACATGGATTTATTGAACCATCACCAGATGTATAATATTGAATCATAGATGCATAGTGAAAGTTACCACCATTAATGTAACGCCACGGTACACCTAACGCAATGGCTACAGGATTATTGTATGGTACAGTTTGTCCATTTGTATTTCCTAAACTAGGAGCTACCACATCACGTGAATATTGCATCGACAACTCAAGGGTATGTACACCGCCACGTTGACTCAACCATTTTGCATAACCAATTCCGTAGTTATATTGTTGATAAATTGCCCAATAATCCACATTATATTGTTTAGCTGTTTCAGCAGATTCTTTAAAATGTTTAACACCTTGTACTATACTTGCATACGGGTCTTGAATTGTATTAGGTGGTAATCCTGCTGATTCAGAACTTTGCATTGGGTCTCCACCTTCGCCACCACTTTCAACCATCATTAAAGCAAGTAACCCGATTGTATGTTCTGGAATCCCTTGTTTTTCACATTCTGCTTTCATCATCGGTTCGTAACTTCTTACTTTAGCATTAACCTTCTCATTCAATGTTATTGTTCCGTCGCCCATAGGACATGAACCATTTATGCTTCCTGTAGAATCATCAGTAGTTTTCCAAGGATAATTATAAGTAACTATCATTTCAGTATCATTTACAAAAACAAGTTCCCAGTTTTGAACACGTTGTGACTTATCGTGCATAGTAGTTCCTTTATAAACTTCCATATGCAAATGGTCTCCTGTAACATTTCCAGCCGTTCCAGTTCGAACCATTAATTCACCTTGTTTTCGCTTCTCACCGATATATCGTTGAGGTGAATCATTATCATGCCATACCATATAAGTAACTCGCATTGTTCCTAAAGGAGTATTTACTTCACTATCTGTTGTCCAAGCTGAACCATCACCGCCAGTACCAACATGTGAACACGTAACATCAGCAGGAGCATAAACAGGCGCACGATTCGTTTTATTTCCGTTTTTGTCACGATGAACGTAATCAATCGCTTTAGAAGTTTGATGTGAAACATTCCCGTCTTGTGGTCCACTTCCTTGTGAAATATACATTACATCCATAGGGAATAATGAGTTTTGTTTACCATTACTCCCTACAGATTTTTGACCCGCTTTCATTTAGAAAGTTCTATCATCAACGAAAAAGCGAATTCCGTCAAATGATGTAAATTGTTTTGGTGCAGTCGGGTTACCACTTGATGCATCGAGAATAATTTTACCAGATGAACGAACTTGAATACGGTTCGTAGAACCTGCAACATCTTTATTTACAGATGCTACAGTTGTAAAGAATTGATTTCGTTGCGGTATAAACGGAAAGGCAATAGATGCTAGTTCCATATTAGGTTCTGACCCTAAATAGGTGTGACTTGCTACTCCACGTAATTCCACCCAACCTCTATCATCTTTACAATATTGTGGTTTTACATCATCAGCATATGGAGTAACACCACTTGAAAGTGGTAAATCAATCCACTTTACACCCGTTGTTATGTCTGTAGTATAGGTTTTTGTACTCATCTTTTTAAAGTCCATACGTCCACCGAGTGCAAAGAATACTTTTCCTAGAGAACTAATAACATGTGTAAAGATTGGGTAAACTTTACCCTCATATTCATAGAAAGAAACACCTTCGGATTCATATTCATATGAAGTTCCTTCAATACATGGTGCCCATTGGTTAATCATATCCGCAAAATCTTTTCTATCAAAATCATATGTGGCGATTGTTCTACCAGACATATTAATTGCTGTAACAGTTGGGTTTTGTTTCCCACGTCCAAGATAGATTACATTATTAATCATGGTTACGCCTTGCACCTTATCACCGTTAACAATTTCACCGTCAAAATAGATTTTACGATATAAACGCATATTACCCCGTGTAGCTTCATCAAAATCATATAAATATAAACCCTCACAGCGGTTTGCATCACCGAAATGTGTAATTAAATATTTATTGTCTATGTCAGACCCTAATTTACTACCACCCAACATACCACGATTAGAACCTAGTTCACCAGTATCATAATTGAATATAGCAATATTCATATCATACGTAGTTCTTACAAAGAAACATAATTCACCTCGGTCATTATAGAAGAAGGGGAGACCTTCTGTATAAGCACCAGTGGAATGTTGAAATTCTTTTGAATCAATTTCAGTTCGTGTTATCATACTGTAACGGGTAATCGTTGTATACTCACCGCCGTTTAATTGACGGGCAACATAATATTCATTCTTTTTATTATTAAAAGCAGCCCCTTGAATGAAATCAGCTCTTCCTTCTAATGTTGTTGGTGTAGTATGCATAATCTTTTGATAGTTTAATGTGAAAGGCAACATCTCATAAGAATAATTGTGTAACTCTGTTAAAGCTTCACGACATTCTTTGATTAAATCACCCAACATTTTTTCATTAATTAATTCAGCCAGTGTTCCATTTACAACCATCTGGTCTAATTTTAAATTCACAGCGTCTTGTAAACCATTCCCAACAATCCACGCAATAAACTCATTCCATTTATTAAGTAAAGCATTGGTTAGTTCTCCCATTGCATTTAAATGTTCAATGATATGAGTCATTTTTTCATAGATTGAATATGAATTATCATAGGCACTTGGTGCATATCTACGATATTGTTCAAATGCCATAGGTGGAAACAGAGGTAACTGTGTCGGTACTGGCGGGTTTTTATAATCTGTCACTTTAATTCCTCCTAATAAGTTAAAAGAAATAAGTCTCTTCTCATTTCCTCGTGTATCATTTTTTCAATTCGTAAGAATGTAGAACGATATTTCTGTAACATTTCTTGGTATGTTTCAGTACCAATCTTTCCAACATAATGTTCTACAGATTTTTGATTTCCAACAACATTTTCGTCAAACTTATCATTTGTTTTCCCATCTAATAAACCTGTATTATGGGTTTCACCAGTTGTATGAGATGATGCGTTTGTTTCATCGTGTGTTGTACCATGAGAGGTTGTATCTTCATTCCCATCATTTTTAGTATCTTCTTTATATGTGTCATCACTCGTTGTACTTCCTTTTTGAATATCTTCAGTTATTTTAGAAGCATATTCTAGAATCCCTTTTCCATCATCTGTAGTTATAGCTAAACGACTGTCTGGTGTATCAGCTTCCACATTTCTTTCGAAGTTATCAGAAGTACCCTTATTACCTTTTGTACCATTCTTATTACCTGTGTTAGAAAGTATTTTCTTTCCTGTTCCATCACTTGTACCATCACTTACAGCGTTCGATGTAGTATCCTGTTTCATCGTTCCGTCATCTTTTGTATCTTGATGAACTGTACCATCTCTATTAGAATCTGTATCTTTTGTTGTATCAATCGTGCCGTTTTTGTCCATAATAGTATTAAGGAAAGGTTCATAGACTAACAATTCACTTTCAAACATCTTATTCCAATAAGGCATATTAATAAACAACCAGTTTTCTAAATGGAATTTAAAAAGTTCAAAGACTTCAAAACCAATATCAGTAAAATAAAATCTTCTAATAATATTCGTTTCAAATTCTTTTCTCTTGTTCTCATCATAGAAGGGATACCAGAAATCAAACAATTTAGGTCTACCTATTTCTATCTTTTCTTTGGTGGTTAACGGTTTTATCTCATATTGGCTAAAGTGGTCAATATATCTTCTAAGTTGTACGGTTTCCAGACTCATCTTGTCCACCACCTTCATAAATATTACTCATGAATTCCTCTATAACATCATGACGAATACTCACTGATACATCTAATCCATATAAACGGTTAATACGGTCACAAGCTTCTTCACGAGATTTCAACATAATATTTGCACTTGCATTAATTTGTTCATCATTAGATGAAACTTCATCTGTAACCATTCGTTCTTTCTTTTCAAGGTTTGCGTTTTTAATTCCTAAGAACGTCATAACCTCATTCCATACAGCATTTTTCTGTGTATTCAATTTATCAACAACATACGGTGCATCTGTTTTATGAACTTTTAATGATTCTGGGTCAAATGCTTTATTCACCATAATAAC